TCCGATCTTGACATTGTTTGCAAACAATCGCCTGAGAGATCATACCCACCCCCCCATCACGCGCCTGGATGATTGGCGTCCACTGGCCATCCGTCCTCTCCTATTTCTGTGCTATAGCCTCTTGCTTCTTCCGATTGTATCGCACCGCTATGGCATGACCAACAAACCGATTGCAGGTTGTCGCGATCCATGAAAAGATCAAGATCGCCTTTGTGCGCCCTTAAGTGATGCACGACCGCTGACCTCGGGTCGGACCTTCCTCTCTTTAGAATGCAGTTGCACCTTTGGCACATGAATCCGTCGCGGAATAGTGCTTGCTCTCTCAGGGTGCGCCATTCTTTGCGCTGATATAGCTTGCGGTATTCTGCGGCTTCTGGTGTGCGCCAACGGTCCACCTCACTGCATCCTCTCGCCTTCAGCGTCACTGGCTTCTAGAATAGCCGCAACGCAGCACAGCATGGACGCGATCAGATCGTCAACGTCCGCGCCGTTATCGACCTGCTCTTGCACAAAGTCCATGACGGCATCCGTTCTGTCGGCCTCGATCTGGTCGCCTATGTGGAACGTGACTGCCATAGGGCCATCCTACCTTTCTGCCTCTTTTTCCGCAAGCGCCACGCTGGACAGCCTATAGTGGCCTCCTCGCATAATCATCAGTCCTTCATCGTCCAGTTCGTGCAGCGCCTCTTGTACCATGTCCCTGTGCGCTGTGACGGCCTGAGCGATCTCGACGGCGGTTAGGGTGCTGTCTCGCGGCATGACACGGAGAATGTTTTTCTTGAGGTTGGTCATGTCTGTGTCCTTTCTCAATTAAACCCCCGCCCGCGTACGTGTCTTTGGTTTCAGCGGGCGGGGCATACAGCTTGCTTTCCTTGGCCCGGTGCCATCCCGAAGAATTACGGAAAAGCCCAAGTGCGGCGCGCTGTATATCTCGTTAAGCGGTGGCGAACAGGTCCAAGCTATGACGCTCGGCATCTTGCAAGTTCTTGTTTGCCTGCTCCGCGTATTCCTTTTTGAGTTCAAATCCGAGATACCGACGATTAGAGCGCACCGCCTCATATCCCGTGCTGCCAATGCCGTTGAACGGGTCCATGACTACATCACCGGGTCGCGTGTATAGGCGCAGGCAACGCTTAATAACGTCAAGCTGCAACGGGCAAACGTGCTTTTCGTCATTCGGCCCCTTGGCGTCTCTAAAGCTGCGCAGGACATTGCCTTGCTTAATGTCCATCCATACAGGCGATGCAAGCTGCTGCCATTCCATCACGTCAAATTCAGCGTCCCTCATAAGATGCTCAAGCGCCACATCGTCAGGCACGTCAGCGCAAAGTCCTTGGCGGCGAAGATCATCCAGCCATTCGCGCGCGATTTTTGTTGATTGATCTGTGTCGCCTGGCGCTGCATGCTGGATAGGGCGCGGGTTCTCGCCGTCCTTGCGAAAGAAAAGCATATAGTCAGGCATCCCGACGCGGTTCATAACGCTGTCTTTGCGGATCTGCTTGTAAAGCAAACCAACCGCTTTCGTGCGTTGCATCTCAACAACCGGATCTTTCCAAATCGTTGCGCGGCCATGGTAAACCATCCCCGCATCTGTGTGTGCTTTGATAAGTTCGCCGCTAAAGTCCATAAGGCCGATAGCGCCATGCTTGCCTTTTCGCATCGGCAGGTCAGTGCAGTGAATGCAAGATATACTGCCTGGTCGCATGACGCGCGTTAGAGCCTCTGCAAAGAATTTATACTGCTCCGCAAAGGCCGCGCCTTCACCGGCGTTGCCAAGATCACGCTCGCTGTCGCTGTAGACAAAAAGATCACCGAACGGAACCGACGTAATCATGCAATCTACGCTGTTTTCGGGCATTGCCCACATGCCTTCAATGCAATCTGTTTCCGCGTGGATAGCCCATGCTTTGCCTTGATACTCTGCTTGCTTCATACTGCTTGCTCCTTGATCCAAGTTGGAAATGCCAAATCTATTGGCCTGTCATACTTTACGCGCGTTTCTGCGCTTGTTTGGGCGCGCTTCATAGCATCGGCCATGCGCCGCTTCATCTCTGCGTGTTTCTCTGCCTTTCCGTGAATTGTGTGCCAGATTGCACCTTCCGTGTCTGCAATTACAATATCGTTTCTGACTTGCCCCGTCTGACCAAAACGATATGAGCGGCGAACGGCTTGATAGTGTTGCTCATACGAAAAGCTGATCGAGGCAAATACAGCGTGCGCGCAATGCTGCCAGTTCAAGCCAAATCCGGCTAGCTTTGGTTTAGTCACCATCACGCGAAAGTCACCATCTGCGAAGCCAAGTAAACGCGCTTCTTTTTCATCTGGTTTCATGTCGCCACGAACCTCTTGCGCGCCGTCGATCATTTCGGAAAGCATCTTGCTTTCCTCGTTTGTCTCACACCACACCGTCACCGGCTTGTCATGGTTGGCAAGTTCTGCCGCCTTTTCGCACCTTGCTTGCATTGTAAGGCGCTTTTCCGCGTGGAAGCTGGTCGCGCTAAGTTCCGGGATGCGAAACAACATGCCTTGTGTGTCAGCTTGCCGATCTGCTGCGACCTCATGAATGCGCCGGTCGATCTCGGGCAGTATGTATCCAGCATCATCACCACCTAAATCGCTTGGAAGCGTTGCGCAGCGCGACCATGACGCCACCCATGACCAAAAGTCTTCAACCGCATGGCCCTTTAACCGCCAGTCTTGCGATGCCGTTGACGTGTCATTAATAAACCACTTGGAAAGCATTTCCTGCTGGCGCATGACGCCTAGAAACTCTGCGTGGTTACCAAGTTCCATGTGATCGTTTGGGCTTGGCGTTGCGGTCGCGGCCAGCTTGTATCGGCAATCCTTGAACGCATCCATAAGCATGTTGCGAGTGCGACCGGCGAATGACTTCAAGATACTGCTTTCGTCCAAAACGACGCCGCCAAACACGCTCGTGTCCAGCTTGGGCAACCGCTCATAGTTTGCGACGTTGATCCCCTTAACAACATCTGATGGGTCGCGCACCTGCCTGGCATCAATGCCGAACTTAACGCCTTCGCGCACCATTTGCGCAGCGACCGCAAGCGGCGTTAGGATCAATACGGGCATATTGGTTTCCTTGACCACCTGCCGCGCCCATTCCAGTTCTGACAGAGATTTTCCCAAACCTGTATCAAGGAACGATGCCGACGATCCGGCGCGCAGAGCAAAATCAACAGCGTTGACTTGGTGCGCTTTCATGTGTGCGTTCATCGGCTGCGGATCAAATCCGCGCCACTTTTTCGCCAATGCCTTTGACGCTATAAAATCTCTATATTCCTGAATAGTCATGCGACCTCCATCGCTCTCCCTTTGTGCGCGCGCCAAGTCAGGGGAGGATCTGACCTTTCGGGTGCTACCCTAGGCGCGCCGGTTTAGCCTATATTGTGTTGCTGTCACCGTCAACCACCCACAAGGGCGGCTTAACGCCAGCGGCTTTGAAACCAGCGATTGTGACGCGGTAAGTTGGCCAGCCGCGCGGATCTGCGCTGTGTTCTGCAATCAACCCCGCGTCAAGCAAGCGAGATACGGCGAGGCCCACGGTGTTATCATTTTCCGAATGCCCAAGCCGTGATGCCTTCACGTCCAGCAACGCATCGGACAGCTTGATTGCTTGGGATAACACGCGCATGTCGATCTCGTGCGCTTTGTCATGCTCGTGGTCTGGGTTGTAGTTGTGGGCGCTGATTGAATAGTCGGTCATTTGCTTACACCTTATCGATTTCGTCTGTCCATAGCGTGTAGGTTTTCCCGCTCGGACCTTTTTGCGCGGTGACCTTGACGATCAAGCCTTGGCCCCATGCCGCTTGCAGGCGGTCCTCGCTCGGGCCAATCTCGTCTGCAAAGACAGGATGCTCGTATCTGCCCAGCGCATCAAACACGTCCTGGAACGTGTCGCCCGGTTCGCACGGCGGCTCAACGCGAATTGCCAGCCAAGGCGTCGATGCGTTTTTGTCGTGGTTGTTGGGGATCAGCGTGGCGTCATAGGTTTTGCCAACCTCAAGATTCACGGCACTGCCCACA